TTTAGCAAGTCTATTACAAGAAAGAAAACTAATACGAACTACTAGACAAATGGCAGATGGTGAAAATGCAGAACCATTACCAGCATTATTATTTGCAGGTGCATATGTAACTGGTGGGGTTGTAGGATATGATAGTAATATTGTAACAGGCGGTGCAGGTGCAAGAATATTAGGCATACAAGCACATAAACAATATAGACAAGATGTAGTTTCAATTATATTAAGATTAATTAATGTTCAAAGTGGTGAAGTAATAATCACTACTACAATTGAAAAGACTATCTATTCAACAGAAACAGGTGGAGATATATTTAAATATTTTGACGCTGCTACAATGCTTGTAGAGATTGAAGCAGGTGTGGCAAGAAATGAACCAGTAACTTTTGCAGTAAGAAAAGCAATAGAAAAAGGTGTAGTTGAATTAATCAAACAAGGTGTTGAAAAGGGATTATGGGATTATAAAGAAGTTGAAATTGAAATAACCGAAGATGATTTAGATAGTATTGAAAGAGAACTTAAAGAAGAAGATATTTTAGATGAAGTTATTGAGGGTGATGAAGGCACAATTAAAGATGAATTAGATGTATTAGAAGAAGAACTACAAGCAGAAGAAGAAAAGACATATCAAGAATATCTTATCGAAAAGGACGCCGGAGTCCACGATGGTGAAACAACCATAATCATAGAACCAGAAGAAGTAGAGGAGGAGAGTACAGATGAAAAAGATGATGAAGATAGTGCTATCGTTCCTAATATTCACGCTAGTTAGTTTTAGTGCGACTGCTGGAAACTATGTATTTATTCAACAAGACAATCAAGACACAGCAGGATCCATTTATATAAAACAAGATGGAAATAATAATGTAGTTGGTTTAAGCACCTCTGCTCCATTTCAAGTAAATGGAGAAAACCTAACTCTTATCATAAAACAAATAGGAACTGAAAATAAAAATAAAGATTCCAACCATCAATCATTTATGGGGTCTAATATGACCTTTGATTATACAGCCACAGGTAATTTAAATTTATTAAGAATAGACCTAGACGATACAGGTGCTGATGGTCATTATTATGATATTGATATTACAGGTTCCTCAAACATAGTAGAAATAGATACACATACCAGCGATGATGTTCAAGATACAAACCTTGATTTAGATATAAGAGGGGACTCAAATGATTTTTGGATGTATAGTAGAGGTGATTCACATTTCTTATATGTTCTTATGTCTGGCAATTCAAATGATGTAGAATTTTATTCACACCCAACAGAATCAAAAGGTATGGTTGGTGCTAGTAATGCAAACAAAGCAATAGGACCACAAGTTGAATCGCATGGACAATTTGCAGATACAAGTGGTGATGAAGGTGCAACAATAGATGTTTATATTATTGGCAGTTCCAATAGAGTGCATATGGCGTCTTGGGGTGAAAGTAATTATCAAGTCCATGATGTAATCGGAGATAGTAATATTTTAGATGTTCACGCTGATGTTGCAAATAGCCATGTTCGTATGGTGCAAAGAGGCGACAATAACTATATGAAAACGGTTACAAGTGGCAATAGTAATACTATAACATATTATGGAAATGGCGGTAATAACAAGGCATATGTTTATCTTTATACAAGTGAAGCAGTAGTTAATCTTAAACAGCTTAATGGAAGTAATGAGGCAAATATAACAATAAACGGTGATTCAATATATGATTTTACTTTAGATATGGACCAAGATGGTTCAGACAATTGCAATTATTCATATAACAGAAACAATCAAACAGCAGATGTAACCATCACCGTAACCAACGGTTGTTAAAATGAAGAAGTTTTTATCCATAGTATCATTTCTGGTACTATTCTCTTTCAATGCAGTAGCAGGTCCCAAAGTTGGCGAAATTACAGGTCAAATGGGCACTACTTGGAATGAGCGTGAAGGACAAACAGAAAATGTTATAATGGGTTATGAATTACAAATGAATGATTTTCTTCAAACAGGAGAAGATGGTGGTATGATTTTATCATATGTTGATGGTTCTAAATTTACAATGGGTCCTAATGCTGAAACAATTATTGATGAATTTGCTTTTGATACAAGTGCTGTGCCTATTGAAGTGGCGATGAATGTAACTGTTAATGTAGGTTCATTTACATATGAATCAGGAAGTGTATCAGAATTAGGTGGTGATGTAACCATAACCACAGCGACAGCCACAGTTACTATGCAAGGTACAGCAATATCAGGTACCGTAGCAGCAAATGGACAAACAACAATTATTCTATTACCAGATTCAGATGGTGATGTAGGTCAAGTTACTGTATCAAATGAAGCAGGTTCACAAATCTTAACAAATCCATATACAGCAGTTACCGTCTTTTCAGAAAATGTAAGTATTAAAGCACCATCTCCATTAGGTAATAATGAGAAGAAGAATCTATTTGATTTAGATAGTGCTGAAGAATTAATAGAAGAAAAAGAAAAGTTTGATAACACAAAAGAACTGATTGAAAAGAACAATGAAGAATTAATTGAAACAATAGAAGAAATTGAATCTAATGATATCATCATGGAAGATGAAACTAAATCAAAAGATGTTGAAATGGAAATGGACGAAGCACAAGAATTAGAAGAATCAATTGTTAAAGAAGAATTATCAGTATCAGAAACAGAAACAATTACCACTACTGATATGGCAGTTGAAACTGAAACAATGGATACTAAATCATCAGATTCATTTGCTGATGTAGAAGATATTGGCATTGAGGAAGATGTAGATACTTCCTATTATGATGATTTTGAAGATGATTTAAAAGATTGGGGATATATTGATGATGATAACCAAATATCAGTTTGGGATGCTGAAGGTGAAAAGACAATGGATTGGGATGAAGCAAAAAGTATGTATGCAGAAATGGACCAAGCATATTTTGACGCCATTGGTTGTTCAGATTGTACTTGGGATACCATAAATTGGGATGAAGTTAATTGGGATGATGTTGATTGGGATACATACATGGATGATTATAACGATTTATTAGAAAAGTATGGTTTAACCTCTTGGGATATGGAATTAGAAGAAGATAAAACAGAAGAGGTCCTTGAAGAAGCAACAGAAACAATTGAAGGATATACTTGGGAAGACTTTATGCTTGATGATGAATACTACAACAATTCTGATTATATTTCTGCTGGTGGTCCACCTGAACTAACAATAGAAAACTATTGTGATTATAATGGTTACGATTTATCTTGGTGTGACCAATCATACCTAGATTATTTAAATGAATGGTATGCTGATGACTGGTCATTATTTAAAGATTACACCAGTTGGGAAAAAGGTGCAAAGAAACTATTTAAAAAATGGTATGGATGGTGTGGTCAATGGCCAGACTATGAGTGGTGTGAAGGGCAACCTAAACCTTGGAAGATAGACGGATTAAAAGACAAGTATATTTCTGAATGGGACTGGAACGATTGGGATAAATTTTATCAGGCAACCTATGACTGGTGGTATACAGGTACATATGACGATAGTGGTGATGACCAATCAAGTTGGGAAGAAGAATACGAGTATGAGGATGAATATGACGCTGATTTAGAATTAGAACAATGGTTGTCAGATATAGATAATGAGTGGGATTGTGATTACTATGGTTACTATTGGGATAAGGCAAATCAAAAATGTGGTACTGAATGGGTTGATAATTCACAGGCAGAAACAGCAATAACAACAAGTGGTGAAACATTAAACTATGCAACAGGTGATATTACACAAACGGTTACAACAACAGACGGTGCGACAGGAGCGACAAGTTCCGTAACACAAACAGGAAGATATACAACAGGTAATAACAGCCATGATGTTACTGCTACAACAAGTGGTGATTATACAATTGTTGATAGAGATAATGACAATCATAGAGCATATGTTAAAATAGATACTTCCGAAGAAATTGATTTACAGATAATGCAAGATAAAGAAACACAAAATTTCAAAGTAGGTTCAAACCTATTACACCCACAGATTACGATAATACAAACAGACTAAATATAGCGTTATGACAAAACTGACCAGCATATGGGCTGTGGTCGTAACGGTGATTATATTATTAGGATTGAAATTATATAATCCCTTACCCCTACAAGTCCTAGAACTTAAAACATTTGATTACTACCAAACCTTCGGGGACAGGTATGATTCCAAAAGCATTGTTTTATTAGATATATCAGATTTAGCATTAGAGAAGAAAGGTCAATGGCCTTGGAAAAGAGACCAAGTTGGTCGTGCTGTTGTCAATGCCTATAAAAACGGTGCAGCTTTAGTTGTCTTGCAATTAGTCTTTACACAAAAAGATAGACTAGGCGGTGATGAAATGTTTTTAAAGATGATATCGAAATATCCAGTTATACTTACAGAAACAAAAGACGCCAAGAATTTAATAAGTATCAAACGAAAAGCATTAGCAATAGGTGATGTGGAAGTGCCTATTGATATTGATGGCACAATACGAAAATTACCGCTTGACAAATCTATTCCAAGTGTTATAATGAAAGTCATTAAGTTTCCTACACCCAATCAAGATGATATATGGGTTGATTTCAGACACAATATACCTAGAATAGACTACACCGAAAAAGACTGGTCATCTATGAAAGGTAAAATTGTATTCATAGGTACAACATTTAAAGGTTCTACATTTATACAAACACATCACGGTCTAAAGAATACTCACGAAATAATGGCAATTAGTACAGAAACTTTACTATCTGGTAAGTTTATTAGTAGACCTCATTGGGCAAACATACTAGAATGGTCATTTCTCATTGGAAGTAGTATCATATTTTTACTATTAATACCACGATTAGGAGTGTTCTGGTCGTTGATACCGTGGGTAGTATATACCATTTCTGTGCCCTTGTCAAGCTTTTATTTGTTTAATAAGGAATTATACTTGACAAACTGGTCATATCCTGTTATAGTTGCTTTTATAGTGTGTTCTCACTTAATATATAATAACTTTGCAAGAGAAAGTAGGCTAAGACAACAAATCAAGAAACAATTTGAGCATTATCTAGCACCAGCGATGGTCAAGAAACTACAAAAGAATCCTGAACTGTTAAAGTTGGGTGGTGAAACAAAACGCTTGACATTTCTATTTTCTGATATAAGAGGGTTCACACCTATATCAGAAAAGTATAAATCAGATCCACAAGGATTGACAAAAGTTATTAACAAGTTTCTTACACCAATGACCGATATCATATTAGAAAATGGTGGCACAATAGACAAGTATATGGGCGATTGTATTATGGCATTTTGGAATGCACCATTAGATGTAAAAGAGCAAGAGGTGTTGGCAATCAAATCAGCAAAACAAATGAAAACTAAATTAAAAGAGTTGAATAAAGAGGGTGTATTTGACCTACCTCTAAACATTGGTATCGGTATCAATAGTGGTGAAGCAGTTGTTGGTAATATGGGAAGTGAACAACGATTTGATTATTCAGTATTAGGGGATGCTGTCAATCTTGCAAGTAGATTAGAAGGTATCAGTAAAAACTACAATACAACAATAATCATAGGTGAAGATACCTATAAATCAGTAAAAAACAAGTTTAAATTTTACAAATTAGATGATGTTCAAGTGAAAGGTAAGTCAAATAAGGTTGCAATCTACTCAATAAAGTAATATAAATAGTAGTATGGCAAAGACTGTATTTGATAAAATACTTGATACAACAACAGGTCCCAAGTCGTATGACTGGTATAAAAAAGAGGTGGCGAAGATAACAACACCTGGTGCTAGGTCTTTAATTAATAAAGGCAAGGCGACATTAAGACCAAAGTTTGGTGTAATGAACTTGTTTGGTTATGACCCTAAATATAAACAAACACTACCATATTATGATAAGTTTCCATTAATTATGCCACTTGACGCTGCAAAAGGTGGGTTCTATGGTTTGAACTTTCACTACTTACAGCCAGGTGCTAGAGTAGCATTTCTAAGGCAGTTGTCAAGATATGCAAGTGATAAAAAATTTGACAAAAGAACAAGATATAATTTATCAGGTGGTATACCTAATAATAGATATTTTAAAAAAACAATAAAACATTATTTGTTTGACCATGTTCGAACATCATTTTTGAATATAACACCAGATGAAATGGCAATCGGTATATTTTTACCTGTTGCAAGATTTATGAAAGGACAACCTTACTAATGGCAATCTTTAGAGGCGGTAAACGAGTAGGACCATTTGATATACGAATGGGTTTTCCTAGAGATAGGAGTTTAGATAATGTTGATAGCGATCCTAGACTATTTAAACCAAGAAATACAGAAAATACTATTGGTCGTTTTATGGCGGCGATGTCAAGAGCTGAAGGTTATGCTAGACCAGCAAGATTTGCTGTAAGAATATTTTTGCCTAGTAATTTAGAAAATGTATTGAAAGCTCAACATAGAGAAAAATATGCTGAGGGACAAAAAATTTCTGATGAACAAGGATTTGGTATACAGTATCCAGCGATGGGTACCGAATTAAGACAAATGCAAATTCATTGTGATTCTGTTACAATGCCTGGACACGATTTAATAACAGAAACAGTTGAACATTTTGGACCTACTAGAGATTATGTTACAGGTCATGGATTCACAGGTAATATAGTTGCTAGTTTTTATGCTGATAAGTATTTAAGAGAAAGACATTTTATAGAAATGTGGCAAAAAACAGCGGTTGGTATGACTAATCACAAAGCAGGATATTATAAAGATTATACTGGTAAAATGCATATATACCAATTAGGACAAATTGAAAATGGCGACCATACAAGGGATGTTCCTACTTATGGTATCGAGGCAATTGAAGTCTATCCAGAAACAATAAGTGCGGTTGAATATAATTATGGTTCATCAAATCAAATAGTAAAAATAAATGTAAATTTTCATTATAAAGAATGGTATAACCTAGCAACAGATAAAATTGCTGGTGTTAATTTTGGTTCTGCTGTTCAACAATTACCTGACCAACCTACTGGTATGGGTGGTATATTCAGTAGATTACCACCTGAACTAAAAAGGGCAGGAAGAGATGTATTGAATCAAGCAAGAACAAGATTTCCAGTAGGAAAAATATTTAAGGGGAAAGTATTCCCACCATATACATAATTTTATATTATAAAGGAGATTAAATTATGGCACTACCAAAACTGATTACTCCGACTTATGAGTTGGAAGTACCAAGTACAGATGAGAAAGTAAAGTATCGTCCATTCTTGGTAAAAGAAGAAAAGATTTTATTGATGGCAATGGAATCTAATAATAACCAGGAAGTTGTTCAAGCAGTCAAAGACATAGTGAAAGAGTGTACTTTTGGTTCGATAGATTTAGGCATAATGCCTATGTTTGATATTGAGTATATTTTTTTACAGATTAGGTCTAAATCTGTTGGAGAAATTTCTAAATTAAAAATACTATGTCCAGATGATAAAAAAACATATGCTGATATTGAAGTCAATTTAAGTAATGTTAAGGTGCAAGTTGATGATGACCACACTAACAAAATTGAATTGACAAAAGATATGGGATTAATTATGACATATCCTACGATTGATTCTTTTTCAAAAAGTGGTATAACAACAATTAATGCTTCAAATATGTTAGATGTTATCGGTACTTGTATATTACAAATATATGAAAAGGGCGGTGAAAAAGTTTATGAAGCAAAAGACCAAACTAAAAAAGAATTAACTGAATTTATTGAACAATTAAATACAGGTCAATTCAGAAAAGTACAAAAGTTTTTTGATACAATGCCTAAACTAAAACATAGTGTTAAGGTAAAGAATCCTAAAACGAAAAAGGAAAGCGAAGTTATGCTGACAGGACTAAACGATTTTTTCGCATAGCCCTTTCACACGATAGTTTAGAGAATTATATGACTACTAACTTTTCTCTAATGCAACATCATAAATATAGTTTGACTGAACTAGAAAATATGATACCGTGGGAAAGGGAAATATATATTGATATGTTAATAACACATATAAAAGAAGAAAACGACAAAGCAAAGGAAAGGCAACAAAGAAATGGCTAGTAAGTTAGATTTAGATGGAGATGGTAAGGTAAGTAAATGGGAAATGTTTCCTTATTGGTTTGATAAGTTACGAATATTCCCAAGAATTTTTATTACGGTATATATTTACATATTCTGGTCTTGTGCCGAATGGTTTATGGCATTACCTGACCCTAACAATGCACAAGCAGGTCTAGTATCAGTAGTAGTTGGTGCTGGAGCAGCATGGTTTGGTTTATATGTCAATTCAAGTAAATCAAGTGTAAAAGTAACAAGTGATACAGAAACAAAGGTTAAAAAATAAATATGTTCGGTGCTAAAATGTTCTCTAACTTCTCTGCTGTTACAGCAAAAGATTTAGTTCCTTATGTAGGAAGTGGCCCTACTGAGGTTGCTACTGTTGATGATGACGCTTCTATGGAAGAAAATGGTGAAGTTCAACCAGTAGAAACTTCACTTTCTTATTTGATGACTATTTTTGAATCCATGCAAGAAAGCCTCCTTCAAATTGCTGAATACACAGGTATTGTTGCTAGTGCTGAACTTGCAAAACAAGCAGCTGCGACTTCAGCTGCGACAGGACAATCACTTAAAGATGCTCAGGCGGCTCAGGGCGCTTTTGGAGGCCAAACAGGAGAAGGAGACGAAGGTGGTATACTAGATTCACTTAAAGGACTGCTACCAAGTGGTGGAATAGGTGATAAAATGAAACTATTACTACTTGTAACAGGTCTTTTCGCTTTATCAAAATATGCAGATAAAATAATTCCTAGATTAGCAGAAACTCTTGACTATTTTAAAAACGATTTATTACCTAAATTAGAAAATTTATTTGATGTAGTTGATGATGAAACAGGTGAAATCAAATGGACAAAAATTTTAGGTATGGGTCTTGGTGCTTATGTAGCATTAAAAATAGGACCAGCATTATTAGGATTAGTATTTAAAGTACCAGGTGGTTTAAAAGTAGCAGGTGTTGCAGGTCTTGCTCTTTGGGCATATAAATCTGCTATGCAGATAACAGGTGACGCTATTGCAGCACAAGAATGGACTGCTGAAGAAGGTGCAACAGATAATACGATTGCAAATCAGATAGGCGGTGCATTGGGTGGTGATATAGAAGGCGGTATTGTTAATGCTATGAAACAAGCAGGTAAGTGGGCAGGACCATTTGCATTAGCAGGAGCAGCAATAGGTAGTGTAATACCTGTTGTTGGCACAATTGCTGGTGCTTTAATTGGTGGTGCAATAGGATTAGTCTTTGGTGGTATAATGGGATTTATTGGTGGTGGTAAGATTGCTAAATTTTTTGATGACATTAGCACTTGGGTAAGTACAA